GAAGAACGCTCTTGGCAATCATCCCTTCAGAATACATATCAACGTCATCTATGGATGCCATAGGTGCCAGCTGAATCCCCAGCAACATACGGTTAAGGGCTTCAAGCTCGGTCATACGTTCCATACTTGGTCTCCTTTTGTTTATTTAAGCACAGAGGGACTGGGGGAATTGAACCCCCTTAAGTTCTTTACCTTTAAGCCCCTATAACGTAGACGGGGGCATCCCGTTAAGGACACCCCCGAATAAAACTTAGTTAGACAGATTGTCCAGAGTGAGCTCGATAGCACACTCAGGGCGAAGAACACCAGCACCACACAACTTGTAGCTGACATTAAGCTGACCCAGGTGAGTCAGTTCTTCAGACATCTTAGTGGCGAGACCCTGGCGAACTACGTTACCAACGCACTCAGGAGTCCAGATAAGGCCGATGGTCTTACTGGCATCTACAGCGTGATTGGTATGCACCGGAAGAGTAGCCAGAGTATTGGGGGTACCACCGTGGGCATCACCAGTAGCTGTCAGATTAGTCTTCGGAAGCATGTTGGTCTTGAAGATGTTGATACCAGCAATCGGGGGAAGGGTGGCATTGTTGATGTCAGCACGCATAGACATGAAGTTAGTATTGCTGAGGGCAAAGCCATTTTCCATCACAGCACGAACCAGGAGGTTGTAGTGATAGGGGCGCAGGGCCATATAACGCTGGTTGTAAGGAACCTTCTTGGCATCGAAGACATCCAGGGCAGCAAAGATAGCCTGGAAGATAGCCATAGCTACTTCACCTTCGTCAGCTGCACCACCAACGCCGATCTTGAAGGCGTCAGATTTGATCTGAGTACCACCATCAGTTTCACCAGCGATCAGAGCAGCACTACGGGCAGCCTTGATGATCTCGGCGAAGTTCATGGTGTCTGTGGCTTCAGCAAGAACCTGGGCTGCTGAACGTGCATATTCCTGACGGAACTGCAGGTGGCCGATGAGGTCATACTGAAGGGGGAAGAACATGGCGGCATAGATAATGTCGTCGATGGTGATTGTTCGTTCGGCCTGTTTGGTGGTGTTAATCGCCAGAGCAGTGCCGGGCTTATGGAAACCACCTTTAACGATACCCGTGTGAGGAAACTGGGCAGAGATACCATCACTAATGGTGACGCTGCGAACTTTACCTTCAGTGGCTACCATGTCGTAGAACACAGACATGATTTCACCAGCGAAGAGCTTGAGACCAAGCGCACGACGGTTGGCTTCGGAGATTTCTACACCGAGGTTAGCCATCGGGTTGATCGTGTTGATATTACCATCAGGAAAGAAAGTACTGATTACATCAGCCATGATTTATGTTTATCCTTTGTTTGTTAGAAGTTGGACAGATGGGCTCTACGGTAGACTTCTTTGGTGTACTCGGTGTCCTTGCCGTATCTTTTGTCTTTCATAGCCTCAGCCATGTCATTGAAAGATGCGTAGGGTTTAACCTCAGAAGTCTGAGGCTGAGTTGCCGTTTGTGCTACCTGGGCACCACTCGGAATGGAATTGTTTAGAGATGCCACCTTGGTCTGTAGAGCCTTAGGACTTCCGTTCACCTCAGTGAACTTGGTCTTCAGGGCTGTTACAGCATCCTTGGCTTTAATGAGATCACCACTCTTGAGGGCACTGTTGAAGGCTTCAGCTTGCTCTGGTGAATAGGCCGCAGTAGCCCATCTTACCATTTCAAGGTAAGCCTCTTGACCCCCAGCGAGATTCAACAGTTCATTGTTGGTTCTCTGCTGGCGAGCCAGCATGCCTTCATAGGTGAGCTCTACGAACTCTTTGGGAAGTCCAGAAGCCTCGGCAAGTTTCAGCCGAGACTCCTCGGACAATTTTCCTGTAGTAGCTAACTCCTCGTTAGCAGCACTGATGAGCTCTTGAATAACAGGGGAAGGCTCAGTTCCCTCGGTCTCAGCTTTTGGAGCCTCTGAGGAAACTTCTGGCTGCGGAGTTCCTTCCGGGTTTGCCGGAGGAACTGGGCTAGGAGTCTGGTTCTGTGGTGTATCCACAACAGGAGAATTACTTTCTGGTTGGGTTTGGGTAGGTCTCTCAACAGGCACCACCGCTGTTATGACGTTGGAAGACATAATTATTTATCCCCCTTGAGTTTACCGAAGAAGTCCATTTTAAGTGAAATTACTTTGTTACCTCCATTGTTGATGGCTGGGTGTTCTTCGTTGGTAGCACGGACTACCTCGGTGCCTTCAACCATCTGGAGTTTAACTCCACCAGACTGGCGAATGTCTGAGGCCAACTTATTGATGTCAGCCTTTACGGTAGGCTCAGGAGCTACCTTAGCTGGGGCTACGGTGGCCACTACAGCATCAGCAGCATCCATAATAGCATCAGCTTCTACGGAGTTCTTGGGGACACTCATGTTATCCAGGTCAAGTTTCTTTTTACTCATACGTTACATTGCTCCTTTGATTATATCTGGGCCTACTTGTTGAACCATTGCGTCCATTGCTTGGGCTTGGGCTTCCATCTGAAGCTCCTCAGCAGTCTTGAATAACTTGGAGATCTCCAGTCCCCTGAGAGAGGCTAGCCTACTGGCAACCTGATCCATGTTTAATTTCATGGCATTCTGAGGGTTGAGACCAAGGAACTCACTGAGAAACATCAGGAAGTTTTCAAGCTCAAGGTTTCTACCAAGACCTTGGAGACCTGTGTTAACCACAGCCAATAGGTCTGTTATCTTGAGATTACCGAAGGCACCTTTGCTACGCTTGAACAGGTTACGCATCAGTAGTCTAGCGATAGGCTTTTGAATGTTTAGACTGAGAGAACTGTAGATACCACCCTGAGATTTTTCAAACTCAGCGGCCATCCTTCGGATCTCCTCAGCAGTTACCCTTTCCCCTGATCTCCTGAGGGCTGTGGGCATCATGAAGGATATATCCAGGTCTTGCTTGATACCGTTCAACAGGTTGATGAAGGCACCCATATCGTAGACCTTATTGGCCTGTACGATGCCTACGTCGTTGGCATCACCATAGATTATCTGCGTGTTTTCAGCCTCGGCTACGTCGATAGCTTTGGTTACCCCATTCGGTTTCACCATGAACAAGACCTTAGACAAGGCTGTAGCTGACTGATTTACTAATTGGAGACCAGATTCATAGCTACGGATGTCACCAAGGTTTGCCTCTACGTGCCCTCTACCATAGTCTTCACCTGCGGTCAGTGACCAGGGGTTGGTATGAATCCAGAAGTCATCGTCTTTAACCTGTAGGGTCTCGTAGGGGGTACTGTCGGATTCCACGAAGAACTCCACAGCCCAGCGTTTCCTACTTCGGTAGGCTCTGACGTATCTGGTGATGAACCCTGTCTTACGGGCTTCCTCGGATATGGGGATACCTTCAAGGTCATCGGTCACAGGGAGGGACTCTCTGTAGACAGCTTCGATTAGTTCACCACTAGGCCCACGGACAACTACCCAGTCTGAGACAGGTATTATTCGTAGGGATTCATCCAAGGTGATGAACATAGAGTCCCCAGCAACCACGGATTGTTCAAGGATCATACGGAGTTTCTCACGGTCACCCTCAGATTCTAAACCCAGGACTGCGCTGTTTTCCAGCGAGACAAAGGTTTCCCTCAAGGCATCGTACATGGTCTTCTGGTCAGGTAGCTTGAGACTCTTAGACAACTCTCGTACGTCTACGGACTCAAGATCTAACTTGAAGAATGGGATGCCAGGAGGAAACAAAATGAGGAGCAACTGCGAGACCAAGTTTGAAACCAGTCGGCTCCCATGACTACTCTCAGGGAATTTGAGTGGTTGCCCAGGGGTGTGGCCTATGCCAGGAACTACGGCAGGCTTGGTTAACCTGGCGCACTCCCTGGCTATATCCAGGGTGGGCATCTTATAGCGTTCCAGCTCACTGAAGCGTCGCTGGGCTGGGACACTCTTGGTACAGTCTCTGAATTTAGAGGCTTGGGATTGCATCAAGTCTTGACTCATAGGTTAAGCCCCCGGTATCATGAGCCCCGGTGAGACCGGGGGTAAACTCAGGCCGAGGATGGCCTGAATGGTTGGTGTAAGGTTCGTACTGAAGGCACCAATGTTCATGGTGCCACGTTTTCTAGCCTCGGATTTACCTTTGGCTGGTTCAATTACTGGGAGTGGAGCCTGCTGTTTCTGCTTTTCAGGCACCAGATCGGGTATCGTAGGTAAGGTTATCTTAGGGGCACTGAATAGATTTTGGATGTCCTTAAGTGGATTCCACTTGATCCCTAGTCTGTCGCTTAACCAAGACATATTAGTTCCTTTCGTCTTCAAGAAGCCTGCGGATGAACCGGATGACTTCTTGATTACCGATGTTCTTTAAGATTACGTTGGGATCATAATCCCCAAAGGAAGGTAACCCATCAGGGAATACCTCTTCAAGTTTCTTCAATAGGGTATAGATGTTCATAGACTGCAGGCACCTCCAGCACATGCGAACTCTCTGGTTCCAGCTAAGGTTGAGTCACCATTGAACAGGTTCCAATCAATGCTGGGGAAGTTATTTCTTAAGGATACATACTGCTCCTGTGTTAGTTTCTCAAGTGGCATGTATGAACCAGGAATGGCTTCAAAGCGAGACATGAAGGTAATACCACTGAGAACTTTGGAGTTCTCCAAGCACCACTGTTCAACTTGAGGCCACTCTTCGGGTGAGACATATATTGTACATGAAGCGTTGTGGTCACACCAGGCTTCATTGACCATGTGCCATACCTTAAGTTGATCCATAGCCGACATGGTGTCGGCAGTTAAGGCTTTGTCTGGAGACTTTAAGGGGAAACTATAGATTGTTGATGTTGGGGTTTCACACCTTATGGGTACTCTCTGTGAACGGAGGAATATATCTAGTGGTGTATCACGCGGGACTCCCACGTTGCTTAGGTAGAACCTACTGAACCGTGGGTGGATACCTGCGGATGAATCCACTAGTTTACTCACGCTACCAGAGGGCTTTACACAAGTGATTGCCTGGGGAGTCTTGATACCCAAGACCTTGGCCCACTTGTCTGCACACTCGTGAGCGTGCTCATGGAGCATAGCCATGAGGGAACCATGTGTTACCATCTCCCTGTCATCAAGGATACCTGTAAGGCTAACTCCTAATAGTCTCTCTTCCTCGGTGTTTATCTTTACCTCAGAGAGTAACTGTGGATGAAACTTGGTGAGTTGAGACTGCAGTAAACCTAAGAAAACTGCAGCTTCTACAGATTCCATTAGGTCTTCCACAGAGAACTCTGGTCTAATAACAACCTCAGTTAAATTACAAACCTGGTTATCCCTAAGGATAATTTCTCCACAAGGGTTTACCCCATAGTTAACCTTAGGATCTCTATTACAATCTTTGGCCCTTCCGGTTATGGTCGACTTGGTGACTATCCCAGGCTCACCCGTTTCCCTAGCCAACTTCAGCACCCTTGGTAAAATTTCCCTTGATGTCTCATCATCAGGAACCACCACAGAATTATTAGAGTTTTGTCTGTGGGCATTGTTCATGAGGTTCTCAGGAACTTTGGCTTGCCACATGGCCTCATCATCATGGTCGAACAGACAGATACAGGCTGAACGTCTGACTCCACCTTGAACCACAACATCTGCAATCTTACAGGCCAGGTCATACAGATGAATACTCTTTGGGCCATCGTAACGCATCTTATTCACAATGGTCTTGGTGAAGTCCAAGAGTTCTTTAAGAGGCTCTGGGCCACTAGCATATCCACCAGTGGTCTTAAGAGGCATACCCTTAGGACGAATCTTCCCAAGATCATAATAAACATCTAGGTATCCATCCAAGAGATAACCAAGGTACCTGTTGTACTGAAGTGCCCAGGATTCCCTGCTGTCTTCAAAGACAACAAGGACTGAATCATTTACTAAATGAGCTCTCTTGAGGGGTCTTAGCTGTTGGGTATAGAGCTTCTCTACAGAGAACCCCACACCTGTGCCACACATGAGAGCATACATGAGCTTACCGAAGTCATCCCAATGTTTAATACCCATGAACATGCAGTTAAATACCATGAGGTTCTCATTGTCAGCTGCGGGGCCAGCTGAAGACATAAGTCTCATGCTTGGGACTACCCTCTTAGCCATGAGATAAGCCCTCACATCACCAAGAAGATAGTCTTGAGCCTCAGGTGGTAGATCTTTATTGAGAAAACCTAAGGTTCTGTGGATAGAGGAAGCCCAGGTTTCACATCCACCCCTTGAGTATTTCATGGTGTGGATTAACCGCTGAAAGTCACTTGAGATATTGTTAGTCACGCTTTGGTTATCCTTTTAATTACTTTAATGTAAGCCTCTGGTAGGGTATGGGGCACATACCTATAGTTCTTATTGCCTAGCAGAATTAACCTATAGTTAAGGGCAAAGTCTTCAAACGTAGCACCTTGGGTTAAGTATGCAGTTAGTACTACATCCTCCAGTGGTACTAAGCGTGGACTTTGTTCCACGGCACCAAGGATAATTCTGGTAGCTATGGTTTCCCCAATCCCAGGACACCCAGGGATACCGTCGGCACTGTCCCCCATTAGTACTTGTCTCCAGAAGGACATCAGTGAGACTGAGTTGTTAATCTTTTCAAGATACCCTGTGAATGGATGAAGGTGCCACCCAGGTATCTGACGGAAGTCCTTGTCATTGGACACAATGACCCTATCATCAAAGGGCATATTATAGGCTAAATCTGCAATGATGTCGTCAGTCTCAACCTCAGCCTCCGTGTGTAGTATATCCTTGTAGGTATCGTGTACCCACTGGTACATCTGGGTAACAATCTCAGGACGTTCACCTCGGTGTCCCTTGTACTGAGGATACAGCTTGTATCTGAAGTTTTCGGTTCCTTCCTCAGGAAGACACAGGATTAACTTGCAGGGTGCGTAGTCCTCAGATAATCTATCCAACTTTACTTGGAAGTCTCTCTGGGCACACTCAAGATCACTTAAGTCTGGAGTGTCTTGGGCGAACCCAAAGGGATTCTCTGGAGAATTCTGTCTATTGATTAGAGAGAATCTCCAGATTAGGGCGTCAGTGTCAATCAGTAAGGTTCTCATTCTTGGCTAACTCCTCAGCTACTACCTCGGCCATTGTTTGCTTTATGTCACCTAGGGACGGAACACTGGGGCCACATCCTAGTAAACATATGAGTAGACAGATAATTAACAGTATGATGTTTAACTTAAGCATCGACACAAGATACCCCCTTAACTAATCTTAACATAGTCTCCTCCAGACAGGAGGAGCATACAGGATATAAAAACTTTAGATTTATTTCAACCTGATTGTTCTGAAACGTCTGAGTAAATATCCTAACGCTTTCGATAGGCACAGCTATGTGAGTACAATCAATAGTAGAACACTTAGGATTCACCATTATTTGTCTCCAGTTCCAGTGCCCTCTTAGCAGCACTGAGGATTTCTTCCATGTCAGTCTTGCGATCCTTGTGTCCCCTCAGACCAGCACACAGAGCTTTCTTAATAAGGTGCTGGAGGGCTGGGTTAATCACATTGAAAGCCTGCAGAACATCATAGACATCTACGGTTTCACTTCGGATAACCCTTTGGTATTTGTTTTTTACTTCCTCAGCGGGCCTACGCAACAAACACTCGCGGGATTCCACACAAAACTCTGGGCATGAACTACAGGGCAATTTTCGATTGAACTCGGCACACCTGTATTCAGTAGGTCTACCTCTTTTTCGCTCAGGAGTCCACCCAGGGGTACCAGGTGTAGCTGACGCCAAACAGAACCCTCTCTCCCTAGAGAAACACTTCAAAGGGTCGTCCCCTCCATATGCGCAGGTATCACAACTTCTATCACGTTTTTCAATGAGTTTCACTCCAGTTAGCTCCTTTTCTTCCGTCCCCTGTTATGGGGCATCTTAGTTTATAATAGGCTGTAGTTTCCTTAAAAGCCTCTCTTGAGAGTTCCAATACCTTCTGGACATAATCTTCATGGACAGCTACTTGGATCTCATCATGCACCGTCAGAAGTCTCACAAAGGGTACTTCTGAATCCACCAGTTTATTCCACAGGATAACATCCCAACGCTTCATGATGATAGCCCCAGCCCTTTGGTTCAATTCATTAAGGGCTGAGTGTTCGCTTCGTATCCTGAACATCTGTTTATCTAAGTCCAAGAGATAACCTCTGTCCTTAAGGACAACCTTCAGACAATCCCGAAGTTTACCAAGAGCAGGAAGTCCACGATCCATAGCACGTTCGATTCTGGCACCTGCGGCCATGTTCTTTTGGGTATCCCAGGACTTGGTAATGATTCTACCTTTCTTAGCTCGGCCTCCTCCGTAGATACTACAGTAGAACACGGTCTTTCCTGTGTCCCTGTCAACGCCGAAGGCTTTGGCATTAAGCCAATGGATATCATCTTTGTTCTCCTTGCTTCCGTGGATAGCTGCATGGACATAGGCACCACCATCAAAGGGTGCCATGTAATGAGCCAAGGTTCTTAACTCAAGTTGGTCAGCATCAATACCCAGCATAACCATACCCTTAGGTGGTAGGAATAACTCTCGACATTCCTTACCCAGGTATGCCTTAACACTGGGGACTTGTCCTAGGTTGGGACTATTGTGGGTCATACGCCGGGTGCCAGCACCACAGCTCTGCACCTGGCCGTGAAGTTTACCTTCAGGGGTAACAAACTTAAGCCAGCTCTTATCTCCAGTAGACAAGTAACTTAGAATCTTAGCTGCAGTCCTATAGTCTCTTATAAGTTGAACCTCAGGATACGTGCTGGTTAGATCTTGAAGAATCTCATCATCCATCTGAGGATTACCCTTGTCAGTAAGAACCTCAGGCTGCCAACCATAAGTAGACATGAGTTTGTCCATCAACTGTTGGTTAGAGTTGGGGTTGAAGTCTTCATAGATTTCAATTAAGTCTCCTTTCTTACGGTTTAACTTGGTGTTGTTTACCTTGGTAATGAATGACTTCTTTAAGACAGGGGTAAACGTGGGATGCTCTCGTATCTTGGTTAAGAGAATCTGCTGGTCATCCAGGATCTTAGCAGCCAACAGTTCAGCCTTCTTGATGTCGAAGTTTATACCGTTGACCTCTTGCTGTCGTATGATTAAAGCCTCAGACATCTCAAGATTAACTGCCTGCTCTGAGGTAGTCCACTCAAGTAATTCCTTACGGAGGGCTGTGGTTACCTCTACGTCCCTGGCACAGTAGTCTAGCATACCTGGACTATACTCCTTGAATGTTTCATCAGGAGAGCTGCCCTTAAGAATTCCAATACGGTAACCCCAAGCCTTTAGGCTATGAGAATCCAGTAAGTCAGAGGGCACCTGGCGTAACCATTGTCTACGTCTTGTGTAAGCCAGGTTCATCAGATCAGGAGTGACCAGCTGGCTCCAGATTTTGGTATCAATCGGCAGAACCTTAGGCTGAAACTTAGGGTACAGCTTCTGGATCGCTGGGATATCGAAGTTAATTATGTTGTGTCCACAAAGGGGCTGTTCAGTTCTCTGAAGCATATCCACCATATCAGGTATATCTTCAGGTTCAAACCTGTGGGTAATATCTAACAAGGAATCGTAGATCACACCACAGTGTATCTTGGTCATCGTAGGTAGGAGACCATCAGTTTCTATATCAAAAATCAGAGGGGGTAGAGCTGAAGGCTCCGGTATTCTTTGGGGGTTCAAATAGATCACCTTCCTTAAGGGTAAAGGTTATAGAATCATAGACCAAAGGAACCACAGTTCCTGTGTATTCACCTAGTGGTCTGTTCTTTAGATCTCGTAGCACAGGTCTGTTGCGTGCCTGTGGGTCTTCATTTTGGTTGTCTCTCTCAAGGGCAAACACATGTTCAGCCCATTGCTTGATGGCTCCAGCACCCAGCATGTCATCCAGATGGACTCTTCCACCTTCCTCGTGGGGTTTACCATCTGACTTCCTAAGGTGGCTAACAGCCAACAGCGGAAAGTTAAGGGTGGTCACCAACTTCCCTAGCTTCACAATAAGGTTCCTGGTCTTCTGGTTTACCTCCTTGTCATATTGGTCAGTGATGGCCGTTAGGTGGTCTAGGAATACTACGGAACACCCTAGTCCCTGCACCATGTAACGGATGTTACTAAGGATAATATCCTCGTCGAAGCCAATGGACTTGTCGAACAGAACCAGTCGGCGTTCTTGAACCAGTTGATCCACCATTTTCCTATGATAATCAGGGTCGATCTGACTGTCTGGAACATGAAAGGGACGGCCTGTGAGTAGAGTAAGTAGACCATTGATGGTGTTAGCTGCGGATTCCTCAAGATGTATAACTCCTATCTTCTGCCCCTGGGTATAACAGTGTGCTTCTACCTGCTTAAACCAGGTGGTCTTACCCACACCTGAGCCAGCAGTTACCAAGATTAACCCAGGTCTAATACCATAGGTTGTTCTGTTAAGCGTAGGCCAAGGCCACTCTATGCCACGCTTGGGCTTCTCAGCAAGTATCTTATGGAAGTCCTCCACTCCAATGATACCACTAGGCTTCCAGCTCTTGGCCGTCTGGATAGCCTCAAGGATAGCCTGGCGGCCACCAAGTAACCACAGATCATTGAGATCCTTTGTGCCTTGAGGTATATTCACTAATTGGAACTTGGAACCTAGTTGCTGACAGACTTCATTAGCTGCCTTCTGTCCGGGTTCATCATTGTCGAAACCAAGGTAGACCTCAGCGTACCTGTCTATCCAATCAAGGTTTAACTTGATGGTATCAAGGGCACCTTGGACACCACACGGCACACTGACACTGTGGTAACCAAGTCCACCCAGTGCTTCATGGGCTGTTAGACAATCAATTTCACCCTCAGTAATTATTAACTTGGTGCCGCCACTGTCACCCCATACCTGGCGACCAAAGAGTAATTGTTTAAGTTGAACCTCTGGTTCGTTAGACTTAAGAACCTTGAAATCTTTGGTCTGACTTCGTGTTTTTTGGAACACCGGGTGACTATTGTGCCAATAGGTGGCTACCTGCAGGGCATTGTAAATTCCATATGTAAACTTGCGGCAGGTCTCTTTACATAAGTTACGAGCCCGAATGTTTTTATATTGGAGTTCACTTAGAGGAACCAAGGAACCAGAGGCTTCAGCTTCAGGTTCCCCATGATACTGACTACAAGCAAAGCAGAACGTATGGTCACCATAATCCGTCAGGGCATCTGAGGAACCACAGTCGGGACATGGTAGGTGTGTCTTCATAATCACTCCTTGCGATATTCAACATGAACCATCTCATCAGGTGGTTCCATCAGGATCATTTCCTCTAGCACTGCCCAGAGATACCCAGCTTCATCAGTCATTGGGTCTATGTAAAAACCTGTGTTATCCTTCAAGTTTATCATGATAGGCTCTGAGGCATGGGGTATCCTCTCATCATGAATCTCAGGAGGATCACCATAGCTACCTGGAACTTCCCAGTATTCGCCAATGTAAGGTATCTCAAGGGAAGCTATAGGAGAGCAACCTAGATACTTGGCGATCTCTGGTGGTGGATTACATATGATTACGACACCTGTAGTTTTACTCATCACTCGCCCCTTTCTGCCGCATCAAGCGCAAAACCGCATTTGCTCCAAGCCTCAGAGCGCATGTGAATATACTTGCTATCCTTGCCGTTGACCGCCTTGTATCCCTGGGTTTCTCGGAGAAATTCCAGCGCCTCCCGCATCTGCTCGATCAGCTTGTCCTTGCGCTCAATCTCAGCCCGCGCCTCGGCAAGCTCGGTTTCAATCTGGCGGGCAAAACTTGCGAGAACAAAGGCAGATGGATACCAACTTCCGTTGCCATGGTGTAATATATGTTCATCGGTTCTCGGTGTTTTACTCATACTTCCCCCTTCGCGGCTGCCAAAGCCACCCGTATCAATCTTTGCGCTCTTTCAGCACTCAAACTCAAAAGCTCACCATGCTCATCACCCGGAT